AAAGTGACGGACGAATAATTCCCCCTTAGTTCAGTTGGTAGAACGGTGGACTGTTAATCCATATGTCGCTGGTTCGAGTCCAGCAGGGGGAGCCACATTGAATTCTCACTGTGAATCATTTCAGGGTTCACAGTGAGAAGTCCTTCAGGACTCCAAGTTACCTTAGCAAACTCATCCATTATCTCTATTTGATCAACAAATTTTTCCAGGAACTTTCTTTTTAATCTAACTGGGACTTTTTCGCTGGTTAGTGTTTTCCTGATTAGCAAATAAAAATCATCAACATCTTTTTCATCTATAACAGGGACTTCTTCTGACTCTTTATCCAGAACAGCGAGCCTGTGCTGTATTTTTGCGATTTCATCATTAAGCTCTCGAAGTCTTGGAGCTAGGTCACCCATATTCAACCCAAGATCAGGATTTTCTAAAACCTCAAACAATCGTGCTCTTTTCTTTTTTAATGGGCTTAATTGTAACTCTAAGGACTGAGTTTCTTCTGCTATTCGTTTCGCTCGTGTTCCCTTTAGCTGAGCCATGTCTTCCATTAATCGCTTAAGCACTTTCTTACTCAAAATACCGTTTAAAAACTTATCCGTTATAAACTCTTCAAGTGCGCTGGCCGGCAACCGACATTTGCAATCATTAATTCCTTTTGTGCCACCCGAGCAGCTATAGTAGTAATACACTTTATTACGGCCGGTTGCTCCTTCAATATTCATCGGATATCCACACTGATGAATCAAGATACCGGATAACAACCAGTTAGATTTCGGTATGCCACCTTTTTTATCGGGACTACAGGTTATCTGTTGTGCCTGGTCAAATGTTTTTTGGCTAACTATAGGTTGATGACTGTTAATAATAATCCAGCTTTCTTCTGGCATTTCATTCCCACGACCATCACGACGACCGTAAACAGTCTTCCCTAACAGGATTTCGTTACTCAGTAAATAATGCACTGAGTTACTACTCCAAGGCTTTCCTCTTTTCGTAATTTTTGCATCATTCAGGTTTTTTGCGATGGTTTTGAACCCCAATCCCTCGAGTCTTGCTTTAAAAATCCGATTTACGATAGCAGCTTCTACAGGTTCTGGTACCAAGCGTTTCCTTTTGGGGTTTTCTTCAGCTTTCACCACTTTGTAGCCAAATGGTACCGTTCCACCGTTCCAGTAACCTTCCTGAGCGTTCTTTCTCATTGAGCGAGTGGTATCGACCGATACCTGGATGGAATGATATTCGTCAAAAATCTCAAGAATCGACTCGTGCAGGAAGCCAGACTCGTTTTTATGGTCGATTTTTACAGTGCAGTACTCGACCATGGTACCGGCTTTAGCCAACCGGTCTTTATTCAGCTTCGCCTCGACCATATTTCGAGCAAAACGACTAGTGGACCAAGTAATAAAGTAATCTACTTCATTATTTTCACAGTAATGAATGGCACTTTGAAACTCAGGTCTTCTATCGGTTCTACCTGACAGACCTTTGTCAGAGAATACCTTTAAAACCTCACATTTCAACTCTTTTGCCTTCTCCACGCACTTATCTAGCTGCGAATTTAAAGGTAATTCTTTTTCTGCCTGCTTGCCTGTTGAGACTCGCAGGTAAATAACTGCAGTTTTCATTTTTTTATATTAACTCTTGTCTTCTTTCGCCGCGATAGCTCGTTCGATTGTTCTAACGTGAACTTTTATTTTTAATTCACGCTTCAAGTATTTCTGAATAGCTTTATTGTCGTAGCCAGCTTCCGATAAGCTACGAATAACAAGGTTGCGTTGGTATGAATGATATCGACTAATGCACGGTACATACAAACTCTTGCCGGAATCGGTCATAGCGTCAAGATGATGCCACACGGCAATAAAGCTTTCGATTCCAATCTTTTCCACAAGAGGCAACCACTTGGCTGAAAGACCAATTTCGCGCAATTCATCGAGCGCGCGATTTTTTTGTACGGAAAGTCCTGAAGATATGCAGTTATCCTGGTACCCTCCCCCCCCACCAGAGAGGTGGTCACCCTTATGCCGAGCCCCCACCATACCCATACCTTCTGATATTTGCGTTTTAAGTTTCGCAATGTCTTCGTTTCGAGCTTTCATAACGTCTTGATCTCCTTAGCATATAGCTTTGGTGAACTTCGTTTTTACCTATTAAGCGAAATAGTCCTACGGCAATAGGTCTATGCTTTTGGCCGTAATTAAGGCGATTTTCAGAGGTGTGTTAAACCGTCTGAGAACACCCGTAAATCCTATATATAAGTAATCCTGTAACCTCCTGCTATAGTGGTTCTATGTGAAACTCCGTGAACCCGAATGCGTGTGCAGCCTGTTATGTAGAATAAAGGGCCAGACTATTTGAGCATTTTAGTTAATGGAGTGACGTGCGTATTAATCTTGCCGAGTGGATTAGCCTTATCCACTACCTGTGTAAGCTTTCTAAGCGCTAACTGTTGGTAGATGCGAGTGGTGTCAGCATTGGCGTGACCAAGTAATGTCATGACTTCTGGAGTAGTCGCTGATTCTTCAGCTAACTCAGCGCCAACTAAATGGCGCATTGCATGAGGGTGTGCCTGGTCTGCCGGAATACCTGCTGCCTTTGCATGCTTGGTGATGATGTCCTGTACTGTGCGCTTCTGAAGTCTTCTCTTCTCGCCACGATGATCATACTCAGGCACGGTTCTGTTGCGAGTATTGATAAAGAGTACTCGTTGGCCATTAGGCAGCAACCTATCGGCACTTCTAAAGTCCGGATGTGCCAGGTAAGCCTGAAGGAGTAGCATCGCTTCACTGGGAACAGGGACTACCCGCTGATTCTTACCCTTCTCTTCCAGGCTAACAGCACAACGAGAGTGACCTGCCTCATCCTCATACCAGACCAAAGACTCTTGATTCAGGCTAATCAGACCGCTAATACGCATACCTGTGCCAATCAGCATAGCCATGATAGTGACATCTCTTAAACCTATAAAGGTATTGATATCAGGTGCCATCAATAGCTTTTCAGCATTCTTCAGCCCAAGCGCTTTAGGTATCTTTCGACCTATTCTTGGGTAGACCAGGCGAAGAGATGGGTTGGAAGGGATGTGGCCATTCTCAAAGAGCCAGGTGTAAAAACCTTTCACGGCTGCAATAACCGCTTTCCTTGAGCTAGGGCTTAAACCCTCTTTATATAAGTGCATCCCGGTCCAATCCAACAGCTCCTGGTAAGACAGGTCAATGAATGGGGTGTCTGGATAAAAATTTTTAAGCCTTACCAGGTAACCAAAGTACTTCTCAGCCGTTGAATCTGACCGTCCTTCAGCCGCTTTTTTGTAATCAATCCACTGTTTAAGCAGTTGAAAACATGGTTCTTTTTCGAACATTTCAAAACCTCCCCAGGGAGAAAAACCTGTGGAACCGTGGATGACGGGAATATTTATTGTAACTCATTGATGTGCTTAGAAAAAGGCATCCACACTTTTCCACAAAAAAGCGTGGATCACGAAAAAAACCCGTGGACACATTTTGTTACATTTTCAAAACCCGTGGAAGCGCATATTCCTTTCTTTTTCGCTCGCTCTTTATATATTTCTTTATTTTTTAATAACTTAATAAATAAATATAAATAAAGAGGGGCGGGCGCGAAAAAACGGCATGTGGAAGAAAAGGACAAATCCGTGGAAGAAAAGGACAAATCCGTGGAAGAATTGAGATTTTATGATCCCCCTAAATACGGGCTTTTCAAGGACTTACAATAGAAAATAGCTATCATCCACGCTTTTTACAACTTCTCCCCGAGAAGGTATTGTAAAAAGCGGTTCGAAAGCGGATATTTTTGTACCTTTTTGGTTCACTGACGTGAAACGTCAGCCTACTTTAACTCGCTAAGGGGGTGCGGGGGGTTGTTAATGGATAGAGTTGGGCATTGCCAGGTAAAGAGCAAAGAGGCAGCTTATAAATAGAAACTGGTGATTAGAAAATTTTATGAATTAAGCTTTGGATTGATTGAGCTTACGTGAAATCTTATCTAGATCTGGCTGGTATTTCTTTTCAGTACAACACCGAAACAGCTCCTTCTTCGATACTCCCGCCTGGTTTGCCATACTCTTAAACAATTCACGATGAAATGGGGCGTGGTGACTGTCGACCGTAACCTTACGATATGGATTATCTGCCGTCCACTGTTCATGACCGCCTTTCTGGCTACTAAAAGAAAAGCCGAGCTTTGTGAGCCCGGCTTTCATTTCTTTCTCTGTGACCGGCCTTAGCTTCCGTATTAGGCCCATGCTCGACTACGTGGCTCCTCTTCGAACGCTAAGCATTTGGTGTCATTACCGTTCTTTTTCGAATGGATATAACACATCAATTTAATCCAATGATAGCGTAGTATTTGTGAAAGTGGCGCTTTTCTGTTTAATAGTTGATAAGCATGCTGCCTATCAACAGTTACAGCCTCTTGCACGTAGTCAACAATTTGTCCATGAAGCTTTTGCTTTGCTTCTACCATGGTATCAGCTTGAGCGGCCAGGCTTAAGTCGATACACACAGCTATCCAGAGGCCATCTGACTTTTCAGCATAGCATCTTAGTAATTTGTCTTGTTGCATCCCAATCTCCTTAACCCTTTAAAAGGGTTTCGCATGCAGATTATCCATATAATGTATAAAAATTCAACATATTTCCGACAAATTGCGAAACTTGGAAAGTTACTAATATGAGTCTATACCTTTGAAATAGTTCCTTCAACAGGATTTACTAGGCGCTCCTACGTGAATATTTTAAGACTTAGCGACCGTTAGTGGCCAAGATTTCGCGTAGGAACGCGGGGGTTTGGCGCTATCCTGTCAGTTTAGCCAGGATTAGCTGTAGCAGGAAGAAGAGCTGATCCCCAGTCATGTCGATCGGGGAATCCCCGGCTGCAGCGGCCATGTTGGCAACTGCTTCCAGCGCCTGGCCACCTTCGACAAGCTTCTTCTCCATAACGGCTAATTCATTACTCATTTGTGTTGTCTCCTTGTTTTATTATTGGTTAATGCGCAAGCCTGCGCCGCAATAATATACGGCTCAGGCGCGCATTTCCCAAATCAGGCTGCCGGTAATTCTGCGAAATCGACCCTGTGGCCAAGAATGTTCGACAGGTCTCGAACCTCCTGTTGCAGGACAGACTTCAAGAAAGGATTGGTGGTCCCGGACAGCTTCTCGGAGACAGCAACGAGCTGTTTAGAATAGCTGATGCGTTGGCTGGAGCTGACTTGGCCATAAGCGCCCCATTTCCGTATCGAGGGCAAGACCTCCTCACACACCCAGTTCGCGAACTCGATGGCCTTGGCCTTGTTCGAGCGGAAAATGAGTCGATAGAGGGCTGGTTCGGAGAGGAAAGTAGTCTCTTTTGCCCCACTCTGCATGCTAACCTTTATCATGCAGGTCCACTCTTTTGGCATGTTCTTCAGCGTCTGATTGCTCCAAGAAACGTCCAACGCATCGCACACATCCTTAGCGCAGAACCAGGTATTACCCAGCTCATCGCTGGCGGTTCGGATCTCGTTCTGGGTGAACAGGAAGGGATTAGCGATAGGCTTTATTTGCATCTCTTGATTATTCATGGCTGCTCTCCTTAGTGTTTAAAGACACAACAGTCGATAGATACTCTGCCACCCTACTATCTTCACCCAGAAGGTCGGCGTGTTCGCAACCACTTTCAAAGCGATTGAATGCCGCAACCACATCAAATAAAGAATCGATATGGTCTGGCACTACAGTTTTTATTAAGCGGCGAATACCAGCAAGGTTGATCACATAGCAGTTGATATTAGTTGCCCAGCACACGAAACCAACTTCTCGCATTGCATTGCTTGGCTCATCTTCAACATACAGCTTTAACTGATACAACGCCTTCGTGACGTCCTCCCAGAAAAACCAGAGTTCACTATTCATCGAATACGCTGGTCGCATATAGGTATTGCCGAAAATGGGATGCCTAAGGAAAGGAACGCCATAAAGGGTAAGGGTATTCGTTCCAGGAGGAACGCAAGGGTTGTAGCGATGCTCGCTCAGTACAGTCGAGCTTTGAGTTTGATCAGTCATAATGACCTCCACGTGTTTTTGTGTTTTCGGCCACCTGAAAATAGGTGGTCGGGAGTTCACAACCGTGCACGTGGCCACGGCGGGTTCATTCCCCTTTCGGGTCTTGTATTCGCCCACTCCCGACCATAATCGATATAGCCAGAAGCTTATTGTAGGCACAAAAAAACCGCAACGTGAATGCTCAATAAGGGCGGTTGCGGGTTATATGCCGCCACGTGATGTTGTAAAAAAAGGAGTTGTGAAGCTCCAGTCGAAAGTGTATCTTTAAACTTCGCTTTTTGTCAAGGGGTGCGAAAACTGACAGAGAGCAACGCAGCGCATTCACGTTGCACAACAAAGAATTAACTTATAAGTTAACCAGGATGACTAACAAAAGGAGAACACCTATGACCAAACTCATCCCAATCATTTTGCTGGTATTTCTAAGCGCTTGCGCCAGCATGAACGATGCACTAACACCCGATGCAGATATTGTAGAAGATGAATTTTACGGAACAAAAGAAGTTTACCAAGAACCTGTTAGCGCAACCAGCGCCTTCTCTGAAGGCTGGAACCTGCTTGGATTCCGTTGGAATACAGGGAATCCTGACATAGTTTACCTTTTAATAGCAGTTAATGGTGCTGTTAATGTGGAGGGACTAGACTTTCGAATTGGCAACGAGTTTATTCAAACTGAAACTGCCAGCACACTGACTAAGTATGAAGATTCACATTCTCGACGTCAGTTTAAAGTATCCTATGAAGATTTCTTGAAGATAGCTAATGCTGATGAAGTCTTGATGCGCGTGGAGATGATCGACAAATACAATGTCAGCTCATTTGGTAAAAGCAAAAACGCAGCGGTTGGTTCAAAATTCCCCAAGTTTCTGGAACAGATAAAGCAGCTGAAGGGTTCTTAAGTATTTGACATTTATCACGGGCACTTCCTTCGGTCGCCCGCGAAGGCGGGAATCCAAAAAAAGGCGCTTTAAGCGCCTTTTCTTTTGTCTTATTTACCAACCTGGATATCCGTCAAATCCGTAAAAACCTTCAATGACACTTCCATCTGGCAGCTTATCCCAACCCTGATAATCATCTTTCATAGCCTTTCTCCTTTGTAATTGAACTAAATTTAGTTTAAGGGAATTTCACTAAGTGTAAAGCTACTATAACTCTATCTCTAAAAACTTTCCCTTCCTTTCGATGATGATTTCCCGCCCATCAGCTATTGCTTCATAAATCACATAAACAGCCGGATAATAACTTTGAGCGAACCCGAGAGCCTTCCGATAATCATCGAAAGTCTCCGATTGAATCTTATAGGGAGAGTTCTGGTTCTCCTGGTATTCAATGATCACTCTGTATTTCATTGAGCCATCCAATCGAGCATTTCTTGTTTTGAGCCCCAATCCTCCGGGAACACAGCATACTTTTTATGTAGTTCACCAATGTTTGCTAGAACCTCTTTATCCTGATCATTAAGTTCAATGCAGATAGGTTCATCTTTCGCATCAAACCACGTATCACCTATTTTAACTTTCATAAAATCAGTACTCCTTGCTATCCCAGATTAGTTCACCCTGATCATTCCAAACTTTAAACTTCCAGTAAGGATGACAGTTGCTAAGAGTGCCATCACCGAAATCCACATTAAAGTTGCACGCTCTGTTGCCAGATTTGATAACTCCTTCCTGGCCAGCAACAGTACATCGCCACCCGGCTTTGATGGAGGGGAGATCTCTGTATTCAGTCACGCGGTCGATACTCGATTGAGCCTCAATTATATCAGACATTTTTACCCTCCTTCAGCTGCTTCAATTTCTGCTGTGCCTGAGCCTTCGATTCGAAGATTAAAGGGCCGTTGTTATCCATACAATGATGCCATTTACCCTTAATCAACACCTGAATGCCGTAATGTGGGGTTAGTTTGTCGGTGTTAAACCAGTCGTGTAATCGGTATTTCATGTCGTCTCCTTAGTTAGTTAATACCCCTTTGTCGCCACCGGCGGGGCTACCGGCTATTCACACAATGACTTGGCTTGCTGCTTATTAGCTGAGTGGGCGCATAATACTTGTATGGAGGTTACACAAGCGCTAACCCAAACGCTGACCCGAACAACCGCGGTTATTCTTTGAGCTCGCTTTCGCTAGATTCCCACTGCCCTATTTCCTGATAAAGCTCCGCAAGCTTTTCTCCTACATCTTTAAGTAGAGTTTTGCACTTATGATTCCAGATACCGTAGTGACAGCCATCATTGCTATTCAGGTCATCACTTTCTTGTACATGCCCTAGCTGCCTTTCCACAATGTCCTGAATATTGGCTACACGGTCGAGCGCTTCGAGGTTGTAGCCTTCAGTTGTTTTTGTGCAAGTTTTAAATTCAGTCATGATCAGATTCCCTTGCTCTCAAGTTCACCGGCTCAAATCGTGGATAAGTTTTGCCGGCAAAGCGCACTTCTAAATTATGAATCTGAAGGAAGCCACCCAATGTCCAGTTGCAGCCTTTCGAATCATCGAAGCGACCAACACAGGAGAAGGCAAGGAACGGCTGAACATCTTCCCAGTCTTTGCCAGCACCGGCATCTATGAGGTCTTGTGCACTTTGCTCCGTTCCGCATCGAGGACAGACAAACTTAGCGTTCACCGTGTCGCAGTTCTGATCTTTGATGGCCTGTTGGAACTCCTCTAAGGAGACGATTTTTAATTGGTTACTCATGGTCCTTCTCCCTAGGCCCTATCATTTCAATAGTGCCAATTTGTGCGACAACCCCTTTGGTCAAATCCACTTTAACGGGTTGATCCTGAGTCACCTTATGCCAGGTCAAATTGTTTTCCTTGCAGGCTTTGTCCCAGGCATTGATTGCGTTTACTTCGTCCTGCATGTCGCTACCACCTTCGATCCCTGCGTCTCTGAGTCGCTTCAGGTTTTCCTTCAGCAGGGTTCCAGCAACCAGTAGGTCGTGGATAGTTTGGTAGGCGTAATGCAGCTGCCGTTCTTGTACTGGATCGTTTTTCATGAGTCTTCACCTTCTACAAATTCAATAATGCCGTGCTGGCCGTCTTCAGTGGCTTGCCACTCGATAACCTTCAGCGAGTCTTCACCGTTGATCTGGATCTCCGTGTCTGGAGGGAACTGCGATAAGATTTGAATTAATTCCCCGGTGCAGACAACCTGGTGAGATCTGGTGTTTTTAAACATCACTGTTACGCTCCTTTTTCAGGCGGTCTAACAACATCCCGAGTTGATTCAGGTTGTAGTAATCCTGAATTACGATGTTGCCGATTTGGGGCATAACCTCTTCAAAGAATTTATCTGCTCTGTCGATGAGCTCGTTCATGTCATTTTGTTGCTGTTGGTTCATACATCACCTCGTAGGCTCTTAAAGTTAATTACCAGCGTGCTGAGAACGCCAGGTCTCGAATTTCAGGGTTTAGTGGAATCGCATCATCGTGCTCACCGTGAAGGGTGACTTTTGATAGTCGCTTGCGGTATGGGTTTGGTTGCTTTTGCCCAACCTTCAGGTCTCCGGTGTATTGCGGATAGGACTCTTTAGCTTTGATGCGCTTAACTGTCATGACTCCGATTTTGAATCGTTTAGCGATGATTTTTCAGGATCCTGGCTAAAAAATATTGTCAGCACTTCCTCTTTGGATAACAGGCTTCTGCGTTGCTGGCGCTTACAGCTTCTGACCAGGCCTTTGGTCACTTCCGGATGCGCATGGCGGTTACGAATGCGGTATGCCATAGCAATAGAAATTTCGTATTCTTCAGCAAGATTTCGCACAGGCTCAGAGCTGATATAAATATCTCGGATCTGCTCGACCTTTAGTTTTCTATGTCTACCCATTGTGCTCACCTCGCTTTTTAGGCTTTGTGACCTTGCCAGGGTGGCCGATCTTGGCAACATCTCTGCTGATGGCATCCTGCGCAGTCATGCCTGGCTTGAAGAATGGCACCCATGACTGAGCGTATTCGTGGGCAATGCCCTGTGGCATACCTAGTTCACTTTTAGCCAAGGCCAGTAATTCTTGAGTGAATCGTTCACGAGCTGCACTCAGCGTCTTGCCCAATCTACGAGCTGGCATAATTAAGTCGTTTCTCATGCGACCTCCTTTTGTGGCAGCAAAATAACGCCATCAACTCGGATCTCGTTGATTTTGCTGGTTGGTAATTGGCTTGCGTTGGCGTAAAAAAGTTGCAGGTTTTCGTACTGCTCCCGGTCAACATACAGCGCATCTATCTGCTCGGAATGCAGGCGCATGTAGACCAGGTGTTTGTGGCAAGCGTTAATGAATTTAACGGCTTTTTTCTTGTTTAATTTTTTACCTTCGATAATCACTTCCATTAGAGGACTCCTTGTGCGGCAAGATTGGGATTCAATGTCGGAATTGATGCGGATAACCCGTATTCCTGAAGCTTCTCAAGCGACAATCCGCTCAGATGGGCGACTCGTTTACCGTTTATCGTGCGTTCCTTGTCGTCAATGTGGAGAACACCGGCCCTTTCAAGCTGCTTCTTTAAGACTTTTGCTGACTTCACCGGCAATGCGTTGTATTTATCTCTAAGGGCTGGTGTCTGCGAAAAATGCTGCATGACGTGGCTTGGGCGAACAAATAAACACATAGTGTTATCGTCTTTCTCAGCTTCGCTAAATTGATACGGATATCGGAACTGGTTGGAATCAATTTCGCCAAGCACCACTTCCATGATCCAGACCCAAGGTTCACGATCCGAACTGGTCTCGACAATATGGCTGTTCATTTCGGTGATCAGGTGAGGGATAAAAGCGCCAGTGGCTTCGTCGATGTTTGCGAATCGGCAAACCAGACGCCATGCAGCGAGAACGGCGGCATAATTGCCAACCATCCGCATGGCACCATCGTCATTTTTAGCTGCTGATGATTTGTCTGACATGAATTTGCGACACTTCGCATACAGTTTGGCGACTGTCTCACGGTCTAAGCCCGACAAATAATCAAGCCATTGCTTTACGGGGAATTTGGGCAAGGTTTCAGGCATCATCGGGCCTTTCTTTCCGGTCAGTTCTACCCGAGTGACTTTACCGAGTAGTGAGTTGACTGGCACATCCTCGCCTGCTAACAGCACTGGAGCGCTGACCAGGTATTCCGTCATGTCAGAGCCACGGCGGGTAATGGTGTATTGATAAGACTCCTGCAGCAGCGCCACGGCTTTATCGATAACCTGTGAGTTTCGTGCTGAGATTTCTTCCCAGCCAACAGGGTGGCTAGTGTGACTGACAGAAGTCAGCAAACGAAATTCAGTTTGTAGTGATTGTCCGGAGAACATGGTGAAACCAATCGTGCGCTCCAGACGTTTAATGATCGTCGACTTACCCGCGCCCTTGTCCGCCTGAAGAACAAGATGTGGCCAGAAGCCAATCAAGGCCTTTAAGTGACAGCCCAATGCCCAGACCAGCATTTGAGTTGCAGCATTTTCTTTGAAGGTTTCCTGATAAGCTTCGACAACGGATCGGGCGTCCGATGTTTGGCCACGCGGGAAAGTCAGACCGTGATATGGGCATTGCTTTTGTGGATCGGTGAAGAAGCAGTCAACGCCTTCATTGACGGTCAACTTGCGTTCTTTCCAGGCAAGGCCCACAAAGTTAATAGCCGTTCGCCCACCGATGGAAACAGCGCGTTCCCAAATATTAACCACCCGGGCAAAGTGGGCAGGACGATAGATAGGGCCAAACTTGCGCCACTGGTCTATGTTGTGCAGGTTTTCGTCGTGTAAGACCCTGCGAATTAATACATTCCCGTGCCTTGGAACTTGAACCGCTGCAGCGAATACACTGTGGGGTTCATCGTCATCTTCTCCGGACATGACGGCTTTTGCGGAGGCGATAGTGACTTTGCTGACAGCAGCAACACGAAAGCCACACACGTCTTCATAAGCTTTGTAGTCAGAGCCCTCTTCATCATCTCTCCTTTTAAGTTGAAAGAACTGGGTAAAGTCCGGACGCACTTCAAAAAATGGGTATTTCTGGGCATCATGAAAGGGTAAATAAATACGCGGTTTGCCTGGTGTGTCGTCACCCAGCTGACCAGGTATCAACCAGGGTTCCCGGCGTTCGAGCGCCATGCGGGTTTCATCAGCACCCTTCTCCACCAGCAAATCGTTAATATCCTGCCCAACTTCCCATTCTCTGGTATCGACAATAAGACAGGGGATGTTGACTGCTGTCAGTTCTTCATGAACTCGCCAGGCACAGGATTGGCCAGGTCGATAGCCTTTATCGTTAATATCATCATGATCGGGACAAATGATGACTTCCTTGCCTCTGAGAAAACGCCAATCAATGCCCTGATTCTGAGTTCCTTTCATGGCCACGGCATGGACGAACGGATTGCTGGAAAAGGCTGTGAGAACGGTCAATGCGTTGATAGGTGACTCAACAATGTAAACCTTCTTCGCTTTTTTTAAACTGGAGGTGCACGGGATATATAAAGAGCCGTTCTTCTCGCCCTGGCTTTTGGTTTTCAGTCCACCGTTGAGTTCAGGGTCAAGAAAGCGGTAATCAACCCCCTCGACATGGGATGTATCAGCATTGCGAGAGATAAAGGCAACAGCAGGGCCGCAGTAACCAAGCTTACCAGGCTCAACAGTAGGAGAATGATAATCGCTGTAACCAAGTGTCCGGCGTTTGACAGCAAACTGAATAACTTTTTCATCAATTTTTCTTCCTTTTAAATAGTCAAATCCAAGTTCTGGTTTTTCCAAACATCGAGCCGCAATCCATTCAATCTGACTGAGTTGTTTGGCTTCTGTGGTGTTGTCGAACGGGATGTTGTAAAGCTCGTGTAGTCTGCGAACGGCTTCGCTTTCGTCAATCAAATCCTCAACATACATGATTAAATCAATGCAGCTCCCGGCTGCATCCGAGCTAAAGTCTTTGAAAGTCTTTCCATCGTTAAAAATGGACAGCGATGGGTTTTTGTCTTTATGGTGAGGAGAACGGTAGTTACCGTTCCCCTTCGGTCTTTCCAGCCCGAGCTTTTCAGCCAGGTCATGAAGGTCAATTCTATTTTTCAGTTCTTGTATGTTCGCCATTGATACGAGCTCTTGTTATGTCTTTGACTTCTACAATGACTTCAGTCCTGCCGAATTTTTCCTGAAGCCCCTTAATGAACGGATGATCCAGAAGGTCAAGTAATACAGAATCGTTCTCTTGTATCTGCTCCCAGACTTTCCTTTTTTCTTCTTTCGGAAGTCGGGTTAAATTGACCTTCTCTTTTCCATCTTCGTAAAATGTTTTCATTGCCGTTCCAGATAAATCCTTGTGATGTTTTCAAGGTTATTTACTGTGTGGCATAACGGACACATTCCCTGATAAAGAATGACTAATGCTCCGCATGCCACACAGGGAGTTAACTCACTCATAGTTTTTTGGAGGTATGATTTAAGGCCCTCCCCGAGATTCCATACATTGTGATAACGCTCCAGATAAACAGAACCGCGTTCAATCAAGTCTTTCAAATCAACCCAACGGATTTTTGGAAGCTCTGTAGCCAGGTGAAATTTATAGTGCTCCCAGGTAACGATGCAGATGTCGTAGCGGTTGTCTGATTGTGCCTTCCCTTGTTGATCAAGAAATGCTGGACGACCAGTTAAAAAGAGCACTTCGGTAGCTCTGCGAATGACGTTTTCCTTGAACCATTTCGTTCCTGTTGCAGCTGGGATGACCGCAGTGATTGAGCAGTAAGGTGTTTTTTGTGCATACGCTGCCGCTAAATCCGAAAACACCTGAAGATTGGGTTTGCTGAACGGAGGATTGGCAAAAATTCGAATGTGCTGATCATGGGCGCGCTCGATTTTATCCCAGTCGGCTGTCCATGCGCTGTTCTCGAACGAGAAAAACTGTGGATGCAATGAATTTTCTTTGGAAGCACACAAATCAATGTCGAATGGCCCATAAACAAAATTCAGGTAAGCATACAATTCAGGAGGTGTGCGCCATTGGTCCGTCACTTTCTCTTCAATTGGTTCGATAGCAGCTGTCATTGCATAAACTCCTTAAGGTCTTCTTTGGATGGTTTGGTGTAGATGCTGGTTGTTTTGATGTCCGAATGTCCCAGCACTGCCTGAATTTTGCGTAGAGTGGCAGGATCATGAGCGCCATTTTCGTCCAGCTTGCGTTTTGCCCAGGTGTGACGAAACCAGTGCGGGGTCATGGCATCCAGTCCGACTTCAGCACCCCATTTTTTGACTCGAATTTGTATCGAGCGAACGGTGATACCTGCGCCTTGGCGAGAGGTCAGCAAAGGGCTGTCGGAATTTTGCGAACCACCCATTTTGCGATTAATGCGTAATAGATTTTGTAAAGCAGTAATGGCAGATTTGTTAGCGTAAATGTCTTGCTGTTTCCCGCGCTTGTTAAATTCTCCAATCTGGAAACGCCCGGTTGCGATAGCATCTTTAGCCTGTTGAATGGTCAGTTTCGACAAAGGCTGCACTCGAATGGCCGTTTCTCGAACCAATCGCAACATCCAATAGTCACGCTCAACCAGTTCGCTGGAACCTTTTTGCTTGGCAAGGTTAGCGAAGAATCTTTTTTCTTCCTCAGGTGTCAGGTAGCGATTAAAAACCTCCGCTTTTTTCGGAGCGTCCGGTTTGTTTCGATTCGGTGACTCATGTAGCTTAAGCATCTTTCTCTCCTTGGCTTTCGCTGTGTCTTTTGTGAACTCGTTTCAGTAGTAAATAACCAATCAAATCCAGCTCAACGTCTTCGCCGTAATCGTTGCCACGGGCCATTCTCGATAGTTTGTCGTCGATGCGAACGTTGATTTGCTCCAGTGGATCAGCTTTAGAAAAGATGCGAACTGGATCTAAGGCTGAGTTTCCATAACTTTCGTTTTTCTCTCTGAGCAAGTTGAAAATTTCTGTTAGTTCCTGGTTGAGTAGAAGTTGGAATTGATGGTGATTCATGCAAACTGAACCTCTTGTCGCGTTGAGACGCACTCAACCAGAATGGCTTTGAGCTGACCGTTTTCGCGCTTTACGGCAACAGGTATGAATAAAAGGCCTAGCCAGGCAGAACAGTCCAGCACCTCGCCTTCTCGCAGGAGGGAGCAAAAACGAAAAGTTGAGTTGTGGATTCTGACTCTGGCTAGTCGGTCACAATGACCGAAGGAAAATAGTCGCAACAGATAGCCCTGACCAACTTCGACCAGGCGGTGAGGCCTTATCCAAATTCGTCTTGTTGCGACCACAGGGGCAGGATTAGTTGGTTTTTTTAATACTTGGATCATGATGCAATCTGTCCTCTTCACTCCAGATCCCGCGCTCGATAAAGAAGTCTTCGAAATCAGCGGGAGCACATAAATACAATTCTTGCGCCGGCAGCCTTAAGTGGGCTGGGTCTGCGTTGCAGACAATCCGGCTGGGAATGGTGGCTTTTTGACGCTTGGCCATTACTCGCCCTGGTGTTGAATCAGGGATTTCAGACGGGCCAGAAACTCGAACGATGCCTGGTTGGCTTCGATGGTTTCTTTCTCGATACGGCGGTATTCATCTTCGGAAATAACACCGTCAGCTAACGTCTCTTTGAGAGCGATTGCGGTATCACCGATTTCAGCATGCCAGTTAGCGTAAAGGTCGAGCAGCTCGGTATCGGCTACCCCTTCAAAACAACCCACTGGAATGACCGCAAATCCGCAGTGTTGAGCAATGGTCTGTAGAAGTGAAAAATTGTTGAAGGCTTTCATGGTTCGAACGGCATCGAGCAGCCCGAACTTGTGGCGTGGCATATAAGGATTAACTTCATTTGAAAGAGTGTTGCGACTCTTCCCCAGGATTTCGGCAACTGCCTGCGCGCCACCCGAGACGCTATGCACCAAATGATGCGCTGCGTCCTCAATGGGAGAAATTTCGCTATATTCGGCTATTGGCTTAACAAATACCGTCATTGTGAGCCTCCATTAATTGTTCACGTTTTTTTAATGGAGGTAAGTCGCTAAGCTTTTTGACACCGTGAATCATGCTATGATCATCGGTGAGGTAAATAGTGTTTCGAGCTTGTGGCTTAACGGCCTTACCTCAGCAGACAGGGAGCGGCAACTCTCTGTCTGCACCTTCTTTAGCTGGCTTTTTCCAGCAATCTCATGCCTTCATTTTCTGCTTTCATGCCCAGCTCAATGTAGTAATTAAGCTGTTGCTGTAGCGTCCGCTTCTCTTGGTCGGCGATTTCACCGACCTTTTCACGTAGCGCTGCAGGCATCGAAATGCTAAATCTGACATCTCTGTTTTTAGTACTCATCTAAAGTTCCTGTGCTAAGATTGATGCTAAAAGTTCAAATTTGGTTCTTTTTGGTTCGATTTCGAACCATCTGGAACAATTAAACGTTTATAAGGATTCAATGTCAAGCCATGAATGAAATATTTTCATCGAACCTAAACAAGATGATAGGTCATCGAAAGCCCTATCGATGGGCGGCTGAATTAGGCCTGAGTAAATCAATGATGACGAAAATGAAGGATGGGCACGTTCCCAGCGAGGAGGCACTGAGCCACATCGCTTATTGTGAAGGTGTGAGTCTTTCCTGGTTACTCTATGGCGCTGGCAGCCGATACGACATAGAAAGCTACAACGAAGACGATTTAGCGCACTTTATTCAAAAGTCCGGCAATGAGATTGATAAAGTGGATCTTGTCAGTGACAGAAAGCGGGTGGGATTGTTTGTCTACACGCGTGAAAAAATGAGCTTTAAGGGTAACTCTGTAAGCATTGATAAAATTCGCCGATACTCAGTTTATCCCTCGCATGAATTCCTGAAAGTTATCGAACCGATCAGCGGCAAAATACAGTCTCTGGAGGTGGTCAACTCGCAAGAATTTGATGATGTGATCGGCAACCAGCTTCTTGAGCCAATGATTAAAAATATCGGCTGGAGCAACATTAAACCAACCCTGGCTAAAATTATTGAATTCGGAAAAGCGCCTGAATTGGCTCAGGCATTAGAGCTGGTCTTTAATGCGATGGGGATTGAAGGACTGGATTCGCTGCAGATCGCCAAAACAACGAATCAAATTATGAACATGAGCGAAGATTCCGGGCAACCCATCAATGAGATAAACCCGGCATTGGTTCGGACGCTTTTTAACGGCAATGAAACCAAAGAAGATTAATTAAGCCCTAGTTCCGAAACATCCACTTCCTGAGCATCTGGATAAAGCGTCTTCAGGTGCTCATAAGCCTCTCCAATCTGTTCGCCGTTTTCGCCGGTGAATCTCATCTGAAAGACTGCCTGTCCCTGCTCGTTTGGCAAGTGGCCAACCGCTGGCATACCTTCACGCAAAGTCTTCTCACTGGCAAATATAGAAACTTGGAACTGCCCGGAACGAGTTGGGCCATTCTGAGTGTTTGCCTGGTATTTTCCGTTCGGCCCTGGTCGAGCTGGTACCTGATATTGATAGCGTGACTGGCTGTTGTCAGCCAGAGCTGTTACGACCAGAACTGCGCCTTTAAGGCTCAGTCCGTGGGGCGTTTGTAAATCTAGTTTAAGTGCCATTTAAGTATCCTCTTCAAGATTAAATAAAATATGTTCGCCAGCTGGATGATCAACTGGAGCGGCCCTTGTGACCGACACCTGGTCGCCGTTCACATCGACAACTTCAACCTCTTCATCGCCAAGCTTGGCTTTTTTGCCCACCGCTATCCCGTTCCCAGCATCAACCATTTCAATCGTCACATCATTCGCAGCTGGAATCACTTGAGCAGCCGCCTTAGCAACGGGAGGCAGCTTTCGGTTAGCTTTGTCTTTATCGATAACGCCAACAACGTCGAGCAGTTCTTTCGGTGCTCCATGTGCTTGCATCAAGCCTTTCTTAAAGTTACGAGCACACTCATGACGCTTTGTGGTTAGATCCCTGTAATATTGCTCGTCAGCATCTTCAAATGCTTGCCGTGTGTTAAAGTCCTTTTCTTCTGGCTTAGTGATTAAATCAATCTCAGCTTTGGTATCGATACGAATCTGTTTTTCACGGCAACCACCACAGGCCCAATCATTCGGAATTCCGTCAAAGGGACTGGTATCAACCAACTCAGCAGGAAGGCAGAAGCAACCACACCCTTCACATTGATAGAGGATCTTCGCTGGTTCGGTGACTGCATAGGTTGGTTCCTCCTCACCCTCTACAAATACCTCCTGAACCACCGCCTTACGGATAACCTGAGTTTTCCCTAGAAACTCGAAGCCGTTTTGCAATGCCTCATAAAGAGTAGGCAATTTAAAGCTGATTACTGTATCCATTATTCACCTGCCAATAGTTCAAAGATTAAATCCTCAGCGCCAGAAGGCGTACCCGTTTCTTCATTCGGAGCTGTGGCTGTGTAGTATTTGACGTTATCAAAAGCGTTAATCTGCCCACCATTAGTTCCTAGGAAGAGTACGGTAACCGCAAACTCACGCCCTGCATGATTCGTTAACCCATCAACGCTAATGGTGTGTTCGTCATTGACATAAGTAGTGGTAGGCCCTGCGGAGGATCCGTTGAAGGTTTTTTCGCCACGTTTAACCCAACCACCACCATCGTTTGTATAATATCCAACTTTGACAACTCCGGGGAAGTAGTTATCAAGTTCTTCGTCATATTGATTATTAACTGTTACATCAATTTGAAACTGATAATTGTCGTCCCAAGCCTGAGCACTGACCGATTTATGCATGACGAAATCATAACCATCCACATTTGCCGTGCTACCTGAATCCGTGTTTAAAGTAGTCGAACCCGCTAGTTCTTTAATTTTTGCAGAGCAATCAAAACCTGTTGTGGACACATTAATTGCTTTTGAAATTAGGTTTTGCTTACCTGTTAGAGTTGTTGAAAATGTCACCCCGCCTCTGAACTTAATGATTGGGGGCGTATTGAACGCGGTGTTAAACACATGACTCCCACCATCACGTATCACGCCAGCACCAAGACCAAAAGGTGCGCGTCTAATGGTTCCATCGCCTTGGTTAATTCCTAAATTTTCAACTAAACTCCCGGGCCCGATAACGGTTTGATTCGTGTTATTTGCTTGCAACCCACCCAATCTTACAGGAATGTAGGGAAGCTCGACTTCCCCTTTGTAGACTTGTGCACGTCTCCAATGCTGGTTATTGGTTCCGCTGCCTGTGCCATTGTTGCCATTACGTACAGCAATAGCCATATAAACTGTACCGACAGGGATCGTTGCAAACCCATATATCCTAGTCGGGGTCGATGTGCTGTTATACTGCCCGCCATTACTAACTCCAACGTGAGATTGTGCTCCATCATAAAATCTATGACGCATATCCAAGGTTTGACCATCATCGCTCCAAACCTCGGCAGAAATAGCAACTACATCACCTACTACTAATCCTAAATCAGAGATTAAAAATAGCTCTCCAACATCCTGAAAAGTGGTTCCATCAAAATCGCGTTGTGAATGGTAACTAGGAGGTGCCCCGTTATCATAATTGACCAAGTTATTAAGGAGGTTATTTTCTGGCGGTTTACTTACAAGATTGGCATACCAGTCAGCGCCCAAAGTAGCGCCCGACTCTGGCAGCATTGCCCACCCAGCTCCATTCATTAAATCATTTTGTATCAGGGAGTCATTACGTATTGCTTCAATGCCAGACAGCGCTGAAAGATTTGGTGGGCGGTTTGCGACGTGCATTGACCAGTCTGCTTCGTTAAAGTCTGCAAGCGCGCCGAAGAGCCCAGGGTTTCTGATCTGGTTATAAGTCAGCAGATCATTATTCACACCATCAGGCATGTTGATCATTGGCAAATTGCCTGAGAAATCTCCGTAATCAAAGTTTGAGGATGTTGCACCTATGCCTGTGGTGTTGGTGGGATGCCAGACTGAATAATTGCCGGATGTGTCTTTGCAGCGGATCCAGTAGTAATTGGTTACACTTGGGTCAACGGCATGGCGATAAAAAGTTGACGGAGCCGCGACTTTTGCCAGCAACAGTGCATTGTTCAAATCGTTGGTAGGGCTGACATAAATTTCGGTCAACTTTACGTCTGGATCAGCTGGCAATGACCAGGTTAAATTCAAACGTCGATAACCTCCGGTGACGGACAAAGAACTCGGGCCACCGGGTGGGATAGCTTTAGCTGTCACGGTATGGTTCGTGAGAGTTAACCAATCTGACGCACTCCCCCAGTTAGCGACCGTTCGAACACGAATATCTATCACATCACCTTCAACCAGTCCTTCCAGCGTGTCGGTTGGCTCTGTTGCAATATATCCCGTCCATTGATTCTGACCGGCTGGCGACCACTGAACTTCATAGTCACGCACAAATGCAAACGCGGGTTTAGTCCAGGAACACTTTACGCCTACCTTCAGCTGACCTGTTGGCGCTATGACGTGCACGTTGACAGCGGCCAAGTTAGTTGGTGCTGGAATATCAAAAGAGTTCGGTAGCGAAGTTCGCGGGGGCGGATTATAGACCGTTAAATTTCCATCGGCATAATCGTACATGGCGGCACTGTCTTCTGAGACTGTCATAGACAAGGCGCTGTCGGCAGGGTTATACCCAACATCAGTCACACGCACGCCATAACTTTGCCAACCCAGGAGCGTGTTTGTTAGTGCGATATTTTCGCCCACTGGAACCAATACACCTTTCGAAGTAGTCTCAAAATTCGCTGTCAGACTGGACTTGTTTCGAGCCAGCATTAATTTGGCGATACGTTGTGCCATGTAAGCCGATATCGTGAACGGTAGCTCAATGTCTTCTACGATGTCCTCTCCAAACTGGTTAACCAGATCGGTGTCTCTCACCTCCGGGAAATCGGTGGGAAGATACACAGAATCCGGATCGATGAACTGACCGCGCACCACATTAAACGTATCTTTTCGACCACTCCGAGGATTGATATTAATATCCGACACAAAATCATCATCGGTCAGCTCGACAACAGGCGCACCCTGGTACACACCAGGAACAGCGACAAAACCACTCAAAGTCATTGACCAATGGCCGGCCATCGCTGTCACCATGGCGTCAAAATTCTGAGCAATGGGAGAATCCGTCTTAACCACACCATTCAAGGTGTATCGAGGTTCGCTGCCACCGCCTGGTTTAGCGACTAATTCATCACAGG